ATGGAATCTATGAGGGATATTGACCGGGCAATGGAACGGGAGATAGCAAAGGGAAGCTGCCCATTAAGGTTTGTGAAGATAGAATTTAGCGATTCCCCTTATCAGGAGATTGCATCAAGGGAAAAGCTGTTAGAGGTGCTGTCCTACCTGTTGCGAACTGGCGATTATGGCAGGTTTGCCGGGAAAGGGACGGGGAATAATGTTTACATGGATATGAAAGGCAGAGAAGCAGCTTTCAAGCGTACCCGTTCTTTTATTGACCGGAATAACATATTTTCCGCAATCCGCAGGTATGGGAAGAAAATAAAGCCGGATTTTGACGGGCATACTTATCTGGAAACAGTGCGGTGCTGCTTTGAGCTGCCGGAAGGGGAACGGGAAAAGTACCAGGTAACGTATGACGGGCAGGAAACATTCGTTTTGCCTATGTCAGATAAATATATCCTCGGACTTTACACGCACTGTATCTCGGCAAGGCGGGCAGTGCCGGAGGATATGGATATTCCAAGCACAGGCTTTTCAGAGAAAGAACGGGGCATTGTCAGTCTGGAGGGAGTGCGTGATGTACTGTTTCAGTGCCTTTTGTTTGACACGATAAAATGCGGGGAGGGTATGTTATATGCTGACCTCTGCACGATTTACTGTTTAAAATAAAATAGATAACTTTTGGACTTTTTGTCCAGAAGTGGATTAGGAGGAGCGTCTATGGCAGAAAAATATATTACGGAAGAACAGCGGGCAGGATGCCGGAAGGTTGCGGATGCGTTCGCAGAACTGTATGAGCTGACCGATGTGGTGGTTGCGGATGCCGGGCGGTTCGGGTTTGTCCGTCTGCAATGGTTCAGCGAGGGAGAAGGCTTTGATTCGGCAATGGCTTTTTCGGACAGCAGGGAACTGTTTGAGGAACTGTGGCGGATATGGTATGAACATGAAGTCTTAACGCCTGTGTTGGGAACACCGCTTGCGGAGCTTGACTATGACGAGATATTCCAGACGCTTTCCAAAGACAGGCAGAAGGAAATAACGGAGAAAAAGAAGTATTTCCTTGCCCGGTGCAAAGACGTTTTCAGTTAATTAGCAGATATGTTTCTCTCTCTCGGAGTTGTGTTCCCGCTAAAAACAAGTTATAATGATGCTGACAAATCGGTATTTGAGGAGGACAAAAATGGAATATACAAAGAATGATTTAATTGAAGCGAAAAGGAAAATTTGGGGGAAGGAGAGAACATGGGAACAGAGGAAAGTAAAAAAATCTGGGAGAAAAACGCACAATTTTGGGATAATGCAATGGGTGACAAATCTAATGAATTTCACAGAGAGGTAGTACGTCCCAAAGTAACGGAACTTCTATCTCCTAATCCTGCGGATTACATTTTGGATATTGCGTGTGGCAATGGAAATTATTCTTCGTATCTTGCACAAAGAGGCGCTTCGATTGTCGCTTTTGATTACAGCAAAAAAATGATAGAATTGGCTAAAAGACGGCAATCACAATATGCAAAATGTAGGTTACCAAGATATTTGACAAAACCGAGACAGAGGAGGAATGAGTGGGATATGGCGGGAAGTGACGGTATATCAAGGGTTTCGGCGGTTTTTAGAGGAAAATCGCTATTGACAAATAAAATGAGAATAATATAGAAAAAGGACCTTTTCCAAGAAAATTGCCGGAAAGGTCCTTTTTTTGAGCCGTTAAAAATTAACGTTAATCAATGTTATAAAATTATGTGAAAAGTACGCAAAATCAATGATTGACGCGTTAATAATAATCTGAAAATACTTAAAAAAATGTAAGTTTTTGAAGATAGAGCAAGTCGCAAATTTGGATAATGCTAAAAAACGTGCGACTTGCCCATTTTAAAAGGGATTTAGCCATTTTGCTTTTATAATTGCAAGTCGCAAATTATGGTTTATTTATAGGCCAAAATATAATAAAAAAATTAAGCTATTTCGCTATTTCCGTCCATGACGTTTTTTCCATGATTCGAGGTTGATGACAACTCCGATTTTTCACACTTAGCAACCTTTGCACGAAGATAGTTTTTTACATCAACTTGTTCTTCTAAGGGAAGGCTCCTCAACATAAAAATTATGAGTTCCTCAGATTCATTTAATTTCAGACCATATTCAATATTAGATATTTTTGGGGAGTTACTATCTATAATTGATGCTTCCCCAGTTAAAATCCAATCTATAGAAGTTTGAAGCAATTTAGATAACGAAACTAGTGCTTTAGAAGATGGTAAAACATTACCGCGCTCTATTTCGCTAAGGTTACCATTAGATATTCCAGTAGCAGCATAAACATCTTTTTGCGTTAGATTAAGTTCTTTTCTACGAGTTTTAATTCTTATCCCAACCATTTTATCAATATTATCCATTTGACCTCCCATTTTGATACAGATTATCTAATTTAAGATAAAATCTAAAAAAGAATATTGACAATATCTAAAATTAGATATATTATATCTGTATGGATGATTTATAAGCCAATACAAAAGTACCACATTTTGAAGATTACTTCAAGGAAAAGTACTTGAATCCACAGCATATCTACAATCAAGTCTGATTGAATAAGCAACATTCTTTGAAAGCCAGGTTCCTGGCCTATGATTATAAAAGGAAAGAACCACCAGCCAAAGCTGATGGTTCCCTGTGCCAGATGTTAAATGGCACTGAAGTGGTATGATTCCCCATATTGGGAAACCTCACCATGGAGGCGGAACTTGCTTTTTGGCTTCGGAGCATCTGCTTCAAAGTCAGCAGAGCAGGAACCATCCTCACTGACCTGACCGGAAACGAATTTCCAGTCAATCGAGTTGCCGGAAGCGAAGGAAACAATACGGGTCAACGAATCATTTTTCACTTCTGGCTGCCTCTTTGGCGAGATAACCATGGGGCTCACCTCCCCTGAAAGGCTGTATCGTTATACCTTTCAGTGCCATTTTAACATATATCAGGATGTAAAGAAACAAAATTATCATATCGGAACAACCAAATCTGGTTGAACAATGTTCTTACGGATTCAGATTCCTGAATTCACAATAAAGAGAAAGAGTTTATCACATCTAATCAAGTCTGATTATATTTTAAGAAATATTCGTTTGGATTTAGGTTCCTAAATTCAAGATTGGATAACAAATCAAAAAGAGGTGAAGAGATGCAGAAGGAACTATTGTATTTAGAAGAATTATATCTGTCAGAAAAAGAACTTGTTAAAAAGTATACTTCAGACACACTTCCGAATTCTCCAAAGACAGGGTATGAGAAGGAGTGGAGTCAGGCATATGAAAGAGCAGATATGCTTATGAAAATCATGAAGCTGATTCAGAGGGAAATGAAGGCATTATGTAAAACAGATAAATGTAGGCTGGAATATATAATTGATAAGCTTTTGAATGAATCGGCAACTGCACATATATGTGGAACTGCCGATTCAGCAGAAGTGACAATAGTAGATGGGATTGAGAGAAAGATTATAGCAACTCTTAAGGCAAGAATTGCACTTGGTGATTGTCTTCTTATTGATGAATTGCACTTTTACTAATTGTCTTGTAGCTGTAATTACGATTCGGAAGTATCGTGCAGGATACCTCCAGACGGTAATGGCCCTGATTATTAGCAAGGAAAACATCATAAGTAGCAAAGTAGGTTTTTTCATCTTGTATGGATTGATGCCCCATACAAAAATCAAGAACTGCGGAACGTGGTGATATAGAACGAGCATATGACTTTATAAATTGGCTACAGGGGCAGTTCCTTTCAAAGTCACGTTCTGAGGGATATGTGAATTTCATTTTCATAACCAACTCCTTTCACGTTGATTATATCAGTATAAAGGAAATTAGAAAAGAGGTGATAAATCTCATGAAAAATGGCAAGAAGCCAACCTTAAGCCAGAAAAAGGAGATGAAACTTCATGGCCTGCAGCCAGAGAACTGGCTGGTGATAAAGGATACCAGAGAGTTTCTGGAAGTGGTAAGCAGAATGGAACTTAAGCGAATTGGAACAGGCAGGAAACGGACCAGAAGATTATACAGGAGTGAGTAAGATGGCAGATGTAAAGACAAGGGAGCTTGGAAAGATTGTCAAGAAGCGTCTGATTGAACTGGAGATGACCCAGGTCCAGCTGGCAAATATATTGGGGACCACCCCCCAAGAATTATGCCGGATGCTGAAGGGAAAGAGGCCTGGGTATAAGTACCGGGAGCAAATGCTGAAAATTCTCAAAATAAATGAGAATGATGTGGCATAGGGGGCTGGATATGGACTTGCATAAAAGAAGAACGCCCTACTTCTGGGGGAAGGTCGGGCGTTCCGATAAATACTCATCTGCATTGTACTATACCAACAGCCAAATTGCAACAGAAAGGGGGAAATCTGATGGAAGAAATTTATATATCCATGAAAGATGCATCTAAATTGGAAGAAGCAGTGTATAAAACATTCTTAAAACAGGTTTCTCAAAGAGTAAAAAAAGAGGGGTTGGTTATCAGAACAGAGAAATCTGAAAAGGGAGGCCAAGAGCGAAAATACATCAAACTTACTGACCTAAGCCCCAAAGCCCAGAAGGCCTACCGGGCCATGAAGAAGATAGATACAGAAGAAGGAAGTGATATCGTGATGGAGAAGCTGTCCCCAGAGGAGCCCTGGTACCTGGATACCGATGTGAACTGGTACATAGAGAACCACAGCCAGGCATATTACAAGGCGGTGGAGCTGTCCCGGCTCCTGCAGGACATCATCAACTATTCGGATGCAGACAAGACGGAGTACATCATCCGGAAGGCGGCGGAGCTGGGAATGAGCCAAAGGACTTTGTACCGCCACATGGACAAATACCTGGAGGCGGCAGGGTGGGCCCTGAAGATGCTGCGGGAGACCGGGGCCAACTACGATTATTACAAGGTCCTGTGCCTGTGCCGCAAACCCAAGGATTCCAACACCTTCCCCACCTTCAGCCCGGAAATAAAGGAAACCATCCCTAAGATATGGATGCATAAGGGGTTTGCCCAGAACAAGGGCAACCGCCAGATGCTGTATGACAAGCTGCAGGAAATCAGTGCGGGGAATGGCTGGTCAGTCCCATCTTACCAAAGTGTGTGCCGTTACATTGCCCATCTGATGGAGCATGAGCATCTGGACAGTGCAAGATATCTGGCGGAGGAAGGAACAAGGTCCTGGAAAAACAAACACATGCTAAAGGGGAGACGGGATACAAAGTCCTTAAAAGTTTTGGAAATCCTGTTTGGCGATGCCCATACCTTTGACTGCTGGGTCTCCTATCGCTTACCGAATGGGAAAATGACAGCCATCAGGCCCACCTTGGTGGCCTGGATTGATGGAAGGAGCCGGATGCCGTTAGGGACAGTCATCTGCCACCACTGTAATGCCCAGGTCCTGAAGGAATCCCTGTTAAGGGTCCTGTATGGTACACCGGGGGGAATGCCACAGATTCTGTATATCGACAATGGAAAGGACTTCACTGCTGAGGAAATGACCGGTGTTAAACGGAAGGAGCGGTATCCGGGATTTGATGAGGTCATCAACGGATTTTACCATACGATAGGCATTGCGGATTACCACAGGAGCCGTCCCTATGAACCATGGGACAAGGGGGAGATTGAACGCTGGTTTAAAACCGTGTGTGACCGGTTTACCCGCTGGTTTGGTTCCTATACGGGAACCCTGACCGGTTCCAAGACATCGGACAAGATTGATAAAAATATAAAGAAACTTCTGGAACAGGGGAAACTGCTGGACTTTGAGGAGTTCTGTGAACGGTTCAACCACTACCTGAATAACGTCTATGCGGTAAAGCTGCATCGGGGACTGAAGGCCCAGGGAGAAACCTATTGCACCCCCCTGGAAGTGTTTGAAAAGGAAGAACGTTACGAGAAGGCGCTGCCGCCAAAGGATTTTGCCGTCATGCAGCTGATGAAGTCCGACCAGGCGAGGGTATACAATACAGGAATCCAGAAGTTCGGGCAGTTTTATAACCATCCGGAACTGATTTACTATAAGGATAAGATGGTGAACATCAAGTATGACCCGGCAGACATCAAGCGTTTATGGGTGTTTGACATGGAAGACGGCCATCAGATTTGTGAAGCGGAATGCCAGGAGCTCCTGAAGTTCGCCCACAGGGTATCACAGGAGACGGTGGAGACCCACATAAGGAACCAGAAACGGCAGTATAAGGAAGTACGGGCTATACTGGATGAGGCAAATACCCCATTAGATGAACGGATTGCCGGCGCAGCGCAGGCCAACAGCATCATAGGAAGCATGATGATAGAAGGGCCAGGAAACAGCCAGAAGGTCATCACGCTGCCGAAGGAGGAGAGCTACCGGGAACACAGGAAGGCGGCGCGGCAGTCGGAATATATCGCCAGACAGGGCCGCGAAGCGCTGGAGAAACTGCGCAACATGGGTTAAGTCCCAACACATAAACCAATCAAACGGAAAGGAAGGGTATCGTAAATGAAAAGTCTGGCAGAACGTGTGTGCCTCAGATTAAGAATCATAAACATGAACAAGGCGGAGCTGGCCTGGCAGTTTGATAAGGAAGGGATGAAGTGCTCCCGCTCCATGCTGAGCCAGTACTTAAACCGGAAATATCCAAGCAGGCCAGTAAAGCTGGAGGAACGTCTGGAGAGGTGGCTGGAAGAGACAGAGGAACAGGAAGCAGCCTTCCGGCAGGAAAAACCGCAGGTGGCAGATAAGTATGCCCAGCAGATTGCCCGCCAGTTTGCCTCCCAGAAAGAACCGGAGGAAGCGGGAGAGCAGGAGCCGCTGCTGGAAGAGGAAGCGCCGCCCCGGATGGGAAGCAAGCCGGATGTGTTTGAATCCGATGATTACATCAACATAGTAGGCATCTGCAACCTGTGCCAGCAACAGCAGGGAAGCGCCATCGTGGTGGGGCGGTCCGGCTACGGTAAGACCTACAGCCTGAAGCAGTACGCCAGGCTGCCCAGGGTCATCTATATCGAGTGCAATGAGTCTATGAGCTGCCGGGACCTGGTGAGGCGGATAGAGAAGCAGCTGTGCCTGCCAAAGCGCTATGGGACCAATGATGAGCGCCTGGAGGAGATATGTGAGTTTTTTAACGTGAACCGGGGATATCTGATGATAGTGGACGAGGCGGACAAGCTCATCAACAAGTACACCATCAAGAAGATTGAGCTGCTGCGCACCATCATGGATTCGGCCGCGGTAGGGATGGTACTGGCCGGGGAGCTGTCCCTGGAGGCCCACCTGGCTGCGTATGATGAACGGTTTGCCAACCGTATGGATTTTGCGTACCGGCTCCATGGCCTGGGAAAAACCGAGGTAGAGCGCTACCTGGAGGACTGGAGCGTGGAGGAGAGGGCCATGGAGGTGCTGACCAGCCGGGCCAGGAACAGCAAGAACGGCTGTTTCCGGCTGTTTGACCGGACCATGAACAACGTCATCCGTCTGATGCGGGAACGGGAACAGACGACCATCACGGAAACAATCATCAACGAGGCATCCGCCATGATGCTGCTGTAGGGAGGGACGACAGAATGAAACATAAGATGCAAGATGGCATGAGAGATGTATACCAGCCCTGGAGCAAGGAGGATGTGGAAAGGATGTATAGGAGAACTGTAGCCGAATACAGGAAACGAATGAATGCACGGGAGGAGGGAAAACGATGAAACGCAAGATACTGACCATCACATACACATGCCCGGAGGACAAGGTGAACCTGGGGGAGGCGGACATCATGGGAACCATCCTCCAGAAGCTCGGGGAGCTGGGAGCCTATGATATAAACCTGAAGGCCAGTTCCGCGGAGGTGCGGGAACCGGCTTCGCCAAAGGTCAGGGAGACGGGACCCCAAATCCCTGCATTCCTACAGGAACGCAGGAGCCGGCCATCCAGGAGGGAAGTGCTCTGCCTGCCAGGAGGAGGGGAAGCCTATGGGAACGGGATATAGGTATACCATCAAGACCCTGTGGGGGTTAGCCAAGTCAAAGGAGCTGGGGCTGACGGAGGAGGAGCTGCACCTGCTGGTGGCCCGTGAGACCGGTAAGGACAGCATCCGTGAGCTGAACCGGTCGGAGCTGTCCCATGTCTGCCATATCCTGCAGAAACAGAAGGACGATATCAAACGGCAGGAGGGGAGGCTGCCGGAACGCAGGGGGAACCCGCAGACCGGACGGCAGCGCCGAAAGATAGGCCAGCTGAAAGAGAAGCTGGGCTGGGAGGAGCGGCAGGTCCGTGCCCTGTGCCACCGGATGTACCGGGTGGACGCAGTGGAATGGCTGACCTATTACCAGTGTCAGGGACTGATTGAGGCCATGAAGGCCATCCTGGAGCGGAAGCCGGAAAAGGAGGATGGTCGGGGATGAAGGATAAGGAAGGTAAGGGGACGTTTGGGTCTGCTATGGCGAGGTTCCTATGTGTGCAGTTGGAAGCCACGGCCATCTACCTGGGGCATCCAGCTACACAGCAACAAAAATCCGATTGGATGGAGTTGGAGTTGGAGGCCCTTCTCCGTGAAAGCCAGCTTGCCAGGGAGGCGGTCCAGCTGAAGCAGACCCTGGAGCTGGGGGAACATGTGCGCCGGGAAATAGAGAAGGAGCAGATGAAGAAGGATACGCAGGAAGGGATGATGAGCTGATGGAAGGACTGATGCAGCTGTTTGACCGGAAATACCAGGAATACCAGGATTATCTGGATGAAAAGTCCTGGGCGGATGCGGCCCTTGCCCAGTCCTACCTCCTGGGGGTCCTGCATTGCATGTGGGCCTTATGGGACCGGAAGGCGGAGGACGCAAAGCAATACCATGAGGAGATAGTGCGCCGAAGCCATAGGATAGAACAGTAAAGAGAGGAGAGCAGAGATGAAACGGACCATTAAGTTACACACAGGAGCGGCCAAGACCGTTGAGGATACCACACATAAGATAATGACAATCCAGGAATGGAGAGAGGAAGGGACAAGACGTTTTGGTGAGGACTACATGGATTGGAAGTTTGAGTGCCCCATGTGCGGACATATTGCATCAATCAGGGATTTTATGGAGGCCGGAGCCAAAGGACCAAACTGTGCCTGTCAGGAGTGCCTTGGAAGATATACGGGAAAGGGGTCCCCGAAGGCGGGAGATGCGTCTGGCTGCAACTGGGCGGCTTATGGACTCTTTGGCATCCCGAATGGGAAGGGGATGATTGTCCTGGATGAGGAAGGAATCGGGACGGAGTGTTTTGCATTTGCAGGACAGGAGGTGTAGTCATGCCAGGGAAACATACGAAGCTCTTTAAACGCATATTCCATGGTGATTTCCGTCCGGCTGACGGAATGGACTATTCCCGCGCATATAAACGCTGGATGAAGGAGAACTATGAAGCTCACCAGAGATTCCGGAAAACATTAAAGAAAGGCCAGCTGGAGGCGTTTGACGAATTAGAGGAAATGGATATTGAGCTATCAGGAAGGGCCCAGGAAGAGAACTACATAGCCGGGATGAAGGCAGGCATCCAGCTCATGGTGGAAGCGCTCCGGTAGATGAGGCCTGGTTTTGAGGAAAAGGGGAACCGGTATGGCAGGACGAGCAACCTATTTCAGGCTGTATGACCATGGCAAGTACATAGGGCAGTACAGAAACTTTGAGCTTATGGAGCTGCTGGATATCCGCCACCATCAGTTGATTGCCTATTATAGTGACACCGGCAGAGAGTATAAGGCGCGTTATCTGATGGAACGGATAGAGGAACCCATGCGTGGAAGTTGGGCAGCGGAGTGGGACTGCGCCAGGCTGAAGGCCCTGTGGGACGGAACCCGGCTGAAGATTCTGGCAAAGGGGCGGGAGAAACAGCAACAAAGCTGGTTGTGGAAACACAGATAACAGCCGGTATGGGAACCTTGAAACGGTAAGATGGATTATATGAAAATTAACTTACATTTACGAAGGGAGACATATGAAAGATTTAAAAAGAGCGGTATTGATAACTATCATTTTGGTGTCAGGATTACTTAGCGGGTGTTCCTCATGGAGCAGGATGGGAAAGTCTATTAGTAGTGACATGAAGGGAGGGCTTAACCGCACGGTTACGCTTTATGATTATAATGGCGAGGAAATTCGGCATTGGTCTGGTAAGTTTGACATTTCTGAAAGTGAAAATGAGGTGTACTTTGACGACCAGAACGGAAAACGTATTATTATCCATGGGGGTATTATTGTCAATGAAGAAAATTAGGATTTGACGGAGGAAGGGAAGATTATGAGCAGACCTATGGAAGTAATAGAGAGCCACGAGTGCAAAGTGCTGGAAAAATATAATGCGAGTTTGAAAAAGCAACAAATCGCTGTCCAACAGCTCAGTGATTTACATTGGTACTGGGTGAGGTGGAGCGAAAAACACGGAAATACAGCGGATGGAATTGCGTATTGTCCGTACTGCGGGCATAAGCTTTAATCCACAAAAACTGACATAAGCAATATTAGGATTTTCCGGTTGAGCCGGAGGAAGGGATAGGCGTATGGAGGAACCATTTGACCAGAAGATGCTACACTTTGCAGTGGCTTTAAGTGATGCATATAAAGAGGATGATGAAAAAGAGGGGCTTGCGCTGGCTCCGCTGGAAATGAAAAAGGATGAACTGACGGAAGATTTCACAGCAATGATTTATGCACAATGGATGCTGTACAGAAAAGTTACAGGAGATGATATTGACATTTTGGGGTTCACCCATGTTGCAAACCGGCTTGTATTTCAACAGGTCCTGAAAGATAATGGTGTGCTGCAAAACTAACATATGGTTTAGAGAAAGGAAGGAAAAACAGATGGGAACGCTACTGGATGCATTTTCAAAAGAGGACCGGGTGGAGATCACCTTTTCCGATTTTTACCGGCTCATGCGGGAAAGCACATTCGCGGAACTGATGAAAAATGCCGTGAACTGCAACGTGCCGCACCGCTACATAAGGGAGATGGTAACGGGAGTGCCGGAGGAGACCAGCATAAAGCCGGATGGTGAAGGGGGGAAGGAACATGTGGATACTGACACAGAATAAGGAGCGGCTGCTGACTACGGAATCCATGGATGAGATACGCGTTGCACCGCCAGCGCCAGGCAGGATGGATTACGTGCTCTTGCTTAACCGTAAGACGGACCGGAAGGAGCATGCATTAGGGTTTTACCGCAGGAAGGAGCGGGCAAAAGAGGTGCTTCAGGATATTTTGGAGAAACAGTCGGAGTATATCTCCTGCGAGGGAGGGACGAGCCTGATTACGGGACGTCATCAGCCTGCCTTTGTGGCCATCCCTCCCAAAACCTATGTCATGCCGCTGGATGAATAAGGAGGGACGAAGGGATGGAGACAGGAAAGGGAACATCCGTGTATACCGTGAGCAACCACGCAAAGGAGCGTTACGCCGAACGGTGCAAGGACCGGGACAGCCGGCTGGAGATAACCACCTACGTGGCGGAGCACAGCCAGCGGATAGAGGAAGAAATCAACCAGATGCTGCGTTACGGGAAGCGTGTCTATACGGGCCGGACGGAGGGTGGAAAGGACCGGGTGCCCAAGGAAGTGTATGTGAACGGCCTGTGGATACTGCTGGCTAATGCCGAAACCCGCAACGTCATCACCCTGTACCGGGTGGACCTTGGCTGCGGGCCGGACCTGGACAAGCTGTACGTGGAGCGGATGGTCCAGCGCCTGGAGGAAGCAAAAGGACATCTGGATGAAACAAGACGCAAGGTGGAGGAACAGAACCGTGCCTACCAAGCCATCCTGCAGGAGGGAGAAGGGCAGATACAGGAATACCAGGAGCGCATCCGTCTGCTGAAGGAGATGTGCGAAGGGTACCAGGCAGTCATGCGCAGCAGCCGGGCCGGCGTGGCCCGGGCCGCGGACGAGGTGGAAGCGATTGTCAACACGTTAATAGGAAAAAAGAAGTTTTAAGGGAGGGCCTATGGAACCAACACAAGCCCGGATAGAGCTGGTCCGGGAGGACGGGACCATCCGGATGGGTGGGACGGACGTGAGCATGGAGGACATGGCCCGGATGCTGGGGGTGTTCGCCGGCATCGTGGCAGCGGAGGCGGTAAAACGCGGCATGGGTGTGGAGGAAGTCAAGGACGCCATGCTGGATATCTTTCTGGCGGCCACGGCCCGTCTGGATGAGGAGCATGCCCAGGACATCCGGGAGGGACATACCTGGGACATGGGATAAGAAGGAGGAAGCAATGGAATACAAACGCATTACAAGCAAGGGCGGGGTCAACATCCCCGTGAAGCTCAGGCGGTCCATGGGGATTGAGCCCAGGGACGCCATTGAGCTGGAGGTCAATGACAGGAACGAGCTGGTCATCCGGGCCTACCAGGCCCGCTGCATCTACTGCGGAAGTGAGGAAATCCATCTTAAAAAAAATGGCAAAGGGGTCTGCCGTGCCTGCGCAGACCAGCTGGTGGATGAATACGTGAAGCAGAAACGGAAGGAGCTTGCATGATGGATTTGGGAACGGTAAACGATAAGGAGCTGGTGGACCTGGCCGTGGCGGCCATGAAGGTGGCTGAGGATGCCAAGTCCGCCCTGGAACAATACAAGGCGGTAATCCAGAACCGGGGACTGTCGGTCTTAAAGGACCGGAATAACCAGTACTGCCGTATGTATGGGACGGACGGGAGCTATGCGGCCGTGTCAGAGCCGAAGGAGATAGACATTCTCAACATGCCCCGGTTAAAACAGGCTATCGGTGAGGATGTGTGCACGGGGCTGGTGACGGAGACCACAAAGACTACCTATACCCTGGATAAAAAGCTGCAGAAGGCCCTGAAGGCCATTGCCGCCAACGATTACACCTTTGAGTATACTTTGGAGGATTACCTGAAGGAGATGAGCGTACCGGTGAGCGCAGGCCAGAGGGAGGTGCTGGCCCGGAGACTGAAGGGGGACTACAAGGAGGATAAGAAGACGCTGTTGTCCGTCCTGGGGTATCTGGGCAAGGGGACCACGGAGGAGGCCGCGGAGGCCGCCGCCCCCAACCTGGACATGGACCTGTACTACATATCAAAGATTAAAAACGCGGAACTGATACAGGCCATCCTGCCGGATGAGGGAATCGACTGGAGCATGGATGAAATCAAGCGGTCCCTGATTGTGACATCTAAGCTGAAACTGGAAATTGCCTATGAAAGGGAGGACAAATGATGAAAGCAGACGAAAAGAGACAGGCCGTGGCCAGGAAGTATGACGAGCTCATCGGAAGGAACCATTACAGCCAGCCGCTGCGGGACTACTGCTACCGGAAACACAGAGATGGGAACTATTACAGCGACTGCTCCAGCTCCATCTGTTACGCATACAAAGAAGCCGGATATGGTTTCGGTATCCTGAACACAGCCGGCATCTACCAGTCCGCGCGGCTGGTGACGGTGGACGTCCCCATCCGGGACGGCCAGGTGCAGGACATCGGCCAGCTGCGGGTAGGTGACATGCTGGAGTTTGCCGGGACGGACGAGAGCCGGCCGCAGACCATCGGACATGTGGAGATGGTGCATACGCTGAACGGGAAGGATACCATCATCTGCGGACACGGAAGCGGCCGCCCATCCTATAAGGACATGATAGCCTATTGCCGGCAGCGCCAGAATACCAAAGCCTCCACCAAACGCGGGAACAAGGGTTTGGTGTGTGTCCGTCGCTATCTGCTGGATGACGTGGCCTTGGAGGAGCCGGTCAGGAAATCGGGCTGGCAGGAAGAGGACGGCGTCTGGCGGTTTTACCTGGGGGATACGGGACAATGTGTTTGTAACGCCTGGTACCTGGATGTGGACGGCCGCTGGTACTGGTTTGACGGGGCCGGCCGCATGGTCAGGGATACCTGGTACCAGTACCAGGGAAGCTGGTACTACCTGGGAACCGATGGTGCCATGGTAAAGGGGCAGCAGACCATAGACGGGAAATGGTATCTGATGGACGGAGCCGGAGCCATGGTCACGGAGCCGGTCACACTGACCCCGGACCAGGACGGCGCACTTAAGTGGGAAGGCCTGGCGGAATAAGAGGAGGGGATATGGATGCGCAGGGAGCTGATGGAGGAGCTGGAAGCGGATACCACTCTGGAGGATATCGCGGAGCCGTACCGCCTGGTGGTGGAAATGATAGGTTTGAAGAACGTGCTGAAGCTATCTCAGTATTTCATGGGGGACAAGATATACCTGCCCAAGGCGGAGCGCATCCTGGCCCCGGCGCGGAACCGCCGGATACGGCGGGAGTACAACGGAAGGAACGCCAAGGAGCTGGCCAAGGAATACGACCTGACCACCAACCAGATATTACAGATTGTGCGGGACCTGGACCCAACCCAGATCAGCTTATTTGAGTTCCTGGATGAAGAATCCGGAAAGGCCCAAAAAAGATAAGTTGTCCAAAATGCTTGGGCTAACAATATGTTTCCAGATGGATTATCCTATGGACATGACGAAAGTCATGTCCTGTTTTTTTGTCCCAGGACAGACAGAACGAGCGAGGAGGAATGGGAAATGGAGAACGTATTACAGACCTTGGCGGGGCAGTATACCCAGCAGCTGGCCCTCATGATGGCGGCCATTGCGGTGGCGGCCTTTACGGTCAGCGTCATCACGGAGGTAACCAAGGAAATCGGCTTTTTGGGAAGGATACCCACGGCCGTGCAGGTGATTGTGCTGTCGGTTGTCCTCTGTCAGCTGGTCTATTGGTGGTATGTGACCAGCACGAAGGCCGCGGCCGTGTGGTGGGGCCCGGTCTTGGCCCTGGTAGTGGCTTTTTATGTGGCCTTCCTGGCCATGTACGGCTGGGAGAAGCTGGCGCAGCTGTGGGCAAGATACAAACATCCGGGAGGAAGCGCATGAACGATGCAGTCACAATCGGCATGGCAGCCACTGCGGTGGGAACGGTCCTCTGGTTCCTGGTAAAAATGATGATTGATGACTTCAAGCAGTCCGTAAGCGGTGTCGGGAGCAAGCTGGACAGCACCATTGCCAGGTTTGACGAGAGGGTTACCAAGCTGGAGGACAAGCAGGAGGCAGACATCAAGGCAGTGCAGAAGGAACTGAGCTCCATCAAGGGGGATTTTGCTACGACCTTTGTGCTGCGGGAGGATTTTTTCCGGAGCATGAACGGGGTGGAGGACAAGATGCGGTCCATGGACGGCAAGCTGGACCGGTTACTGGTAAGACAGGGAGGCAAAGCGGATGGATGATAGGGAGCTGGCTGAAATCCAGCACAACAAGGCAGTCAGGGGCTATATCATACGGTCCCTGGTAAAAGGATATAACAACACGGCGCTGACCAGGCAGCTGTCCAACTCCATGATAGCGGCGGGATTAATCGTATCCCCGGACATCACCAAATACCTGGACTACCTGAGGGACGCTGGATACATTGAGTTCACGAACCTGAAGGTGACCGCCTACAACGCATACGCCAAGGACGCCGTGATACGGCTGACCAAGGCCGGTGTGGACCTGGCGGAGGGCACTATAGAGGACGCGGGAGTGGATGTCTGATGGGAAGGACGAGGAAGAAGAACCGCATATCCTCCAAGATTGACGAACTGCCGTCTGAAATCAAAGGACAGGTAGACGTGATGCTTTCCGATACATCCAACAGCTACCAGGACGTCAGCGGCTGGCTGAAGGAAAAGGGCTATGAAATCAGCAAAAGCAGCGTGGGGCGGTATGCAGTCCGGAGCAATACGGCTGCACAGCGCTTACTGGAGGCTCAGTCCCGGACCGAGGCCCTGGTAAACGTGGTCCGGAAGAACCCGGATGCGGATTATACCGAGGCGGGCCTGATGCTGATGATGGACGGACTGATTAACCGCCTGGCAACAGCGGAGGATGAGTTTGACTACCTGCCGTTAGACAAGGCAGGCCGTCTGATTGCATCCTTAAGCCGGACCAAGGCCTATAAAGATAAGGTCCGCCAGGACATGAAGGATAAGGCGGACCTGGCCTTTCAGGAAATGGAGGAGGAAATCATGAAGACCATCAAGTCAGATCCGGAGCTGAAGGTGAGACTGAAGGAAATCCTGACCCGTGCAAAGGAGCTGATGCTGCATGATTGATATCAACGAATACCTGGAGCGCCTGGACGAAGAGGAAGGCCGGGAGGAACAGGAACGGGAGGCCTATCAGCGGGAGCTGTTTGAGGCATATGTCCTGCGCCGGACGGACCATGAGCCGGAGCGCCGGGAGCTGATGCGGATGTACCGGGACGGGCATCCCCTGACGGGGCCGAGGGGGCTCAGGAAGCGCCTGGCGGCCATTGATCTGGGATACTTTGGCCGGGCCTACCTGAAACACTACTTCGTACGAAAGTCTCCACAATTTCATGAAGAGTTGGATGCAATCTGGACAAAAGGCGTGCTGAAGAGCCGCAATCCATACCGGGAGGCGGTGGAAATCTCACGTATGGATGGCAGCAAGAGTGTGGTAGCAGCTCCACGTGGGCATGCAAAATCCACAAATTTCACATTCAAGGATTCCCTGCATGCTGCATTGTACCGCTACAAGCACTATATCATCATACTTTCCGATTCATCGGACCAGGCGGAAGGCTTTTTGACGGACATCAAGACAGAGTTAGAGGAGAATCAGGACATACGGGAGGACTTTGGAAAGCAGCAGGGGAAGGTGTGGAAAAGCAACATTATCCTGACAGCAGCGGACGTGAAGATTGAGGCCATCGGATCTGGAAAGAAGATAAGGGGCCGCAGGCACCGGGCCTGGAGGCCGGATCTGATCGTGCTGGATGATGTGGAGAACGATGAGAACGTCAACACCGCAGACCAGCGTCACAAGCTGGATTCATGGTTTAAGAAGGCTGTATCCAAGGCCGGTGATACCTATACAGATATTATGTACATTGGTACTGTGCTCCACTATGATTCCCTGCTTAGTAATGTCCTGAAGAACCCGGAGTATGAATCACGGACTTATCAGGCGGTTATGGCCTTTTCCGAGCGGGATGATCTTTGGGATACATGGACAGAGATCTATACTAACCTGTTTGACGAAAAGCATAAGGAGCATGCAAGGGAGTATTACGAGGCCAACGAAACTGAGATGCTGGAGGGCACCCTGGTCCTGTGGCCGGAGAAGATGGACTATTACAAATTGATGGTCATTCGCGTGTCGGATGGGGAGGCAGCCTTTAACAGCGAGTTGCAAAACAATCCGATCGATCCGGATAATGCAGCGTTCAATCCGGAATGGTTTGATTTTTATGAAGAGGAATTGATGGATTGGAAGGACAGCCGCTATATCTTCGTGGGAGCCAACGACCCGTCCCTGGGGAAGAACAAGAAGGCCGACACATCCTCCATCATCAATCTGGCGCTGGACCAGTACACCGGCTACATGTACGTGGAGGCCGCCAGCGTGGAGAGGCGCAAGCCGGATGTCATCATCAATGACGTGTTTGAGATGTCCCGGCGTCTGAAACGTGATTATCATAAGGGATTTTTCCGGTTCGGGGTAGAAACAGTGCAGTTTCAGTACTTTTTCAAAGAGGTTATGGCACAGCTTTCTGCTGAAATGGGAGAATATATCCCCATCGAAGAAATCCAGTCCATTGCCAACAAGATGCTCCGCATCCAGTCCCTGCAGCCTTACATTAAAAACGGGTATATCAAGTTTAACCGGAAGCATAAGACACTGCTTAAGCAGCTGGAGGAGTTCCCGATGGGCAGAAATGATGACGCTCCGGACGGCCTTCAGATGGCCGTGGCCCTGGCGGTAGCGGTGAAGTCCATGGCGAAGAAGACAGACTATAAGTCCGTGTTAAGGCGGGCCATGCGGTTTGGGGAGGGAGCATACTGATGGCAAAGAAAAGCAAGAAGAGATTCTCACCGGAAATGGCAAAAAGCGGCAGACCCATCATGGCAGCCGTTGCCATCCGTGACGTGAACGATAAATTCAGCAGCTACCCGTCTGACGGCCTGACACCGGTAAAGCTGGCCCGGATATTCAAGGAGGCGGACGCCGGGGACCCCTTCCGGCAGATGGAGCTGTTCGAGGAGATGGAAAGCAAGGACACCCATCTGTTCTCCCAGCTGCAGACCCGCAAACTTGCGGTGACGGGCCTGGACTGGGAGGTACAGCCCTTTTCACAGGATGAAACAGACCAGGAGATAGCGGCTTTTGTGGAGGAACAGCTGAAGGAGCTGGACGGATTCAGCGACAACCTCATGGACATCCTGGATGCCATCGGAAAGGGCATCAGTTTCCAGGAAATTGAGTGGGAATACCGGGACGGCCGCGTGGTGGTGGGAAATATTGAGTACGTCCACCAGAAAAAGTTTTATTATGACACTCTGACCGATGCGCTCATGCTCCGGACGGAGGCGTTCCCGGGAGGGATACCCCTTCCGGAAAACAAGTTCATCGTCCACCGTTACAAGGCGCGTTCCGGCCACCCTTCCCGGTATGGCGTTCTGCGGGTAGTGGCCTGGATGTACCTGTTTAAAAACTATGACCTGAAGGACTGGGTCAGTTTCTGCGAGGTCTACGGGATGCCCCTGCGGCTTGGCACCTATGACGCAACGGCCAGTGAAAAGGATAAGGCGGCCCTGATGGATGCCATTGTAAGGATGGGGACGGACGCGGCCGGGATTGTACCGTCCGGGACCGATATCAAATTCATTGAGGCGAACAAACAATCCAGTGTGGACATCTATGAACGGCTGGCCCGGTTCTGTGATGAGCAGATGAGCAAGGCCATTGTGGGTCAGACACTGACATCGGATTCCGGCGGTTCCTACGCCCAGTCCAAGACCCATAACGATGTGAGGAAGGACCTGACGGAGGCGGACTGCAAGGCGGTGATGGAGACGGTGCGCCGGGACCTTATCCGGCCGCTGGTGGAGTTCAACTTCGGCGTCCAGGCCCATGTACCTTACTTTGTACTAAATGCCACCGATACGGATGACCTGAAGGAAACCGCGGAAATCGTGAACACCCTGGCGGCCGCCGGTCTGGAAATCCCCAAGAGCTGGCTGTACAAGAAATTCAACATCCCGGCCCCGGAAGACGGGGAGGAAACCATCGGACCGTCCCCGGCCGTCTCCGGGATGGCGGGTACGGGGCAGCCTGGCATGTTCCGGGGGCTCAAGCTGAAGGCCGATGGAAAGGAAGCAGACGGCCAGCAGGTGTTAGACCGCCTGGAGGCGGCGGCCGTGGAGCAGTCCCGAAGCTTTTTTAAACAGATGATGGAGCCTGTCCTGGAACTGGTGGGGCACTGTGACAGCCTGGAGGGCCTGCAGGAGCAGCTGAAGGACGAGAAGGCCCTGCGGCAGTTATATAAGGCCATGAAGGTGAAGGATTTTGACCAGCTGGTGGAGCAGGTCATGTATGTATCAAACATGTTGGGGCGGATGCAGGATGGATAAGCAGATCATAAAGGAACTGAAGGAAGGGACGGAGCCGGAGGTGTTCGGTGAGGCCTTAGCGTTCCTGGAACAGAAGGGGGTCATCCGGTATGAGGATTTCAGGAAACTGAAGGAATGGTACCGCCCCCTGGCATTTTCGGTTGCCGGTTATACGGAACTTGAGGTCCTGAACCAGTTCCTGGAGGAACTGAAAAAGGCCATAGAGGAAGGGACCACGAAGGCGCAATTCCAGGAAAACATGGACCGTTTCCTGGAGGAGCGGGGCTATGACGGCCTGACGCCTTATCATGCGGACCGTATCTTCCGCCAAAACATGCTTACAGCCTACAGCGTGGGCCATTACCAGCAGATGACGGACCCGGATGTGACGGGGCGGCGGAAGTACTGGCAGTACCAGACGGCCGGGGACGGGCACGTGAGGGAAAGCCACGCGGCCATGGACGGCCGGGTATTCCCAGCGGATTCCCCGGTGTGGGATATCTGGTATCCGCCCAACGGGTTCGGGTGCCGGTGTATGGTTGTCTCCAGGACCGAGGAGCAGGTAAGGAGTATGGGGCTTACCGTAGAACAGACCCTGCCGGATACGTCCAATCCGGCCACAGGAGAGACGGAGGCGCTGCTGCCGGACCCAAAGTTTCGGACGAACCCGGCGAAGGCGGAGTGGAAGCCGGACCTGGCCGCGTTCCCGCCGGTTTTAAGGAAGCTGTATGGGGAACAGCAGAAGGCGCGTAAGGCCAATCCGGGGCAGCCGGCGGTGAATTCCAGCCCCGGATAAATTTAACGCGTCAAAACGCGTCAATGGAGCGTTAAAACGCAAAACAGAAAGGCGCATGGGATGAAGAAGACAGAATTAACGGTCCGGCCCCTGTCAGGAATCGACCTGAGCGGGGTGCCGGAGGTCATCCGGGTGCTGCCCAAAGGGCATGTGAGCAGCACAAAGGGGGACTTTGAAGTGGATGACCGGGATATTGCCGGAATCATCCGGCAGTTCAAGGCACGCCGGCTGGATCTGGTGATTGATTATGAGCACCAGACCCTGAGTGACGTGCAGGCCCCGGCGGCCGGCTGGATCAAGGACCTGTATCCGGGTGAGGATGCCCTGATGGCCCGGGTGGAGTGGACCAAAAAGGGGCGGGAGTATATCGCCAACAAGGAATACCGCTACCTGTCCCCGGTGGTACTGGTTAAAAAGGCAGACCAGCACGCGGCGGTGTTCCACAGCGCGGCGCTGACCAATACCCCGGCCATCACCGGTATGTTTGCAATCATAAATTCCGATGTGTTAAGCATCGAAGAGGAAGAGGAGGAACCAAAAATGGAATTAAGTGAACTGATTCAACTCCTGGGACTGGAGGAAGGAACGACAGAAGAGGACGTCCTGAAGCGGATTAAGGAACTGGTACAGCAGACAGGCGGGGAAGGACAGGATGGTCAGGAAGGAAAGAGCGGGAAGGAGGACCCTGCAAAGGAAGGGACACAGCTGGTAGCCAACAAGACCGTTCTGGACCTGTTAGGCCTTCCGGAAAATGCAAGGACGGAGGACGTGACGGCAAGAATCATGGCATTCAAGGCCGGTGACTCTGTACTGCAGCAGCGGGTGGCGGAGCTTGAAAAGCAGGCGGCCAGCCAAAAGGCGGAGGAACTGGTGGGCCTGGCCCTCAAGGATGGGAAGCTGTCCCCGGCCCAGAAGGAATGGGCGGTTGCGTACGCCCTGTCCGACCCCAAGGGCTTTGCCGCATTTGTGGAGAAGGCCCCGGTGGTGGTCCCCATGGGAAAGACCGCCTTTGCGGTGGATGAACGGAAACAGACCGGGGTTGACTGGAAGATTTTAAAGAACCAGGGAGTGACCGAGGAGGATTTAAAGAAGTATGGAGGTATGGAAGATGATACGGACGGGGAATGAGAAGCTAGACCCTAAGACACTGGTGCTGCCGGTGGCAGCCGGCGCAGCCATTACGGAGGCTACCATGGTGGCCCTTGGGGCGGACGGCTACGCGGTGCCGGCCTCGAAGGCGGCGAACCTTACGGTGGCCGGATTGGCCCTGGAGCCGGCGGATAACCGGACCGGGGAGGCCGGGGACATCTGGGTAAAGGTGCGCCGCGGGGCATTCGTGATGGAAAATTCCGCCACCCCGGGGAGCCAGGCAAAGGCAACGGATATCTTAAAGACCTGTTATCTGGAGGATGCGGTCACCATCAGCATGACCTCCACAGGAAGCAGCCCGGCCGGAACCGTGCTGGCGGTAGAAGCGGACGGGGTGACGGTGTGGTTCAACCAGCCGGCTATGCCGGCTGCGGAGTAAGCAAGCATAAGAATGAGGAGGAAACAGCCATGATTATTAACCAGGCGAACATCCGGAGCATGTCCATCGGATACAGCGTCATTTTCAACAAGGCCCTGGCGGAAACGCCAACGACCTACCAGCAGATAGCAACCACCGTACCCAGCACCACCCGGGACCAGTCCTATAACTGGCTGGGGCAGATGCCGCAGATGCGGGAATGGATTGGGGACCGTGAAATCCAGAACCTGAGCGCCTATGATTATGTCATCAAGAACAAGAAGTTCGAGATGACCATTGCGGTCCCACGGGATGACATTGAGGATGATACCTACGGCGTATACAACCCGATGTTCCAGAATCTTGGTGAGTGTGCAGCGCGTCATCCGAATGAACAGTGCTACGGCGCACTCATGGCCGGGTTTAAAAATGCGTGTTATGACGGCAAGCCCTTTTTCAGTGCGGACCACCCGGTAGAAAAGAAAAAGGTATCCAACCTGGGCACCAAGAAGTTATCCATGGAGGCCTACAAGGCGGGACGTACCGCCATCATGAGCCTGGTGGGGGACAAGGGCAAGAGCCTGGGCCTGGTGCCGGACCTGTTAGTGGTATCCCCGGCCAATGAGGAGATGGGACGGCAGATACTGGAAGCGGAGTTTATAAACGGCAGCTCCAACGTGTACAAAGGGACAGCAAAACTTCTGGTGGAGCCGGAACTGGCCTCACAGGAGGACGCATGGTATCTCCTGTGCACCAGGAGGTCATTGAAACCCATCATCTACCAGGAACGCAAGAAGATAAAGCTGGTCAGCAAGACAGCGGATAATGATGACAATGTATTCATGCGGGACGAATTCCTGTACGGCGCGGACGGCCGCAATAATGTAGGTTACGGTTTCTGGCAGATGGCTTACGGAAGCACTGGGGAATCAAGCTAAGGGAGAGGACAGACATGGCATACTGTGAAGCGGGGGATGTCATGGACATGCTGAAGGAGGATGCCATGAACCCTATTATCGGTGACCGGTACATTGAGGACCCCCAAAAGCGCCGGGAGATGCTGGAACCCCTGGCCCGTGAGGCCATCGGGGATGCGGATGCGGAGATAGACGGGTACCTGATGAAGCGGTACCCGGTCCCCATGTCCCCCGTGCCGGCGGTTATCCGGAAGTACTCAAAGGACATCGCGGTTTATAACCTGATTTCCCGGGCGGGAATCGACGAAGGGGAACGGGAGAACAACTACCTGACGCGGTATAAGAACGCCATCGCGTTCTTAACAAAGGTGGCAAAAGGTGAAACCGACATCGTGAAGGAAGGGACGGACCCATCGAAGGCGGCAGCGGAGGGATTCCGGATTTCATCCAGCACGAGGCTGTTTTCCAGGGCAACGATGAGGGGACTTTAAGATGCGGATGACCACAGCCCTGTCCGGGGATTTCCCGGAGCTCCAGAAAAAGCTGGCGGGCCTGTCGGACATAAACCGGTCCGCACTAATGAAGGATGTGGCGGAGGGGCTGCGCTCCACCACCATGGACCGGTTTCGGAGCAGAAAAAGCCCGGAGGGGAAGCCCTGGCCTGTCTCCCTGCGGGAACAGGAGGGACAGGGCATCACGCTGACCCAGACCACCCGCCTGAAGCAGTCCATCCGGGCCATCGCGGATTCCACCGGAGCGGCGGTGGGGACCAATACCATTTACGCGGCCACGCATCAGTACGGGGATGAGAGGACCATCCGGGCCAAGAAGGCAAAGTACCTGAGGTTCCGGTACAAGGGTGTATGGGTCGCGGCAAAGAGGGTGACCATCCATATCCCTGCAAGGCCATTTTTAGGGATTTCAGATGAGGACCTGCAGGACATCCGCAGCGAAGTGGAATACGCAGTCAGGAGGGCCTGATGAGACGGGAAAAGGAATACCTGAAGGAATGCCTTGAAAAGGCAGGAATTAAAAATGAAGTGATTACCACCTGGAAACGGCTGCAGCTGAAGACAGACAGCCATGTGGGAGCGGTGCTGCGGGAAGGCCAGACCATCACGCGAGACGGCTCAAAACGCAACTATGAAGACCAAAACGGGGTTCGGTGCGTGCGGACCAAGGTCTATGCCGTGGACACCCGCTTCAAGGTGGTTATTGGGGAATATTCGGAGGAGGCCTGCGAGGCCATCTTCCTGGCGTTCCTGGAGGTGCTGGGACAAGGAATCCGCCTGGATGGAAACTATGTGGACATTGAACTGGGAGAGGTGGAGTGGGTCGATAAGGAGGACAGCATCCTGAAGGCCAACATCGCATGCCAGATACCGGTCACCTTCCATGGAGGTATTTACCGGGATGACAAAAAGAAAACGGCATCGGTCGGAGGAATCCGGCCGGCCTGAGAAAGGGAAAGGAAAAGGCAATGGCAAAGGAAGAGAAGGGGACGGGCGCAGAGACCGCAGCAGAACCGGCTGTGCCTGTCTATGAAACCATAGAACACTGGTACAACGTGCATGGCACGGGTCCGGCTGTCTACGCCGGCACCTTGTGCCTGAAGGGCTGGAGGCCGGGGAAACAGGTAACGGAACAGGAATACCTGGCCGCCGTCACCGCATTTGAGAAGGGCCCCATGGCCGGAACGGGAGGAACAAGATGAGCTTAAGGGACGTAACATTTGTGGTGGAGGACGGGAGTCTGGGCAATTCCGGCAGCACTGGAACCGGGGTCCACGTAAAGATTGGGGCTTCCCCGGTGGAGACAACGGTTCCCATCCTGATTACCGGGAGCATGAAGCCGGAGCAGATGAAGGAAAAGCTGGGGCTCAGCCCCCTGGCAGACGCCTGTATTGACAGCGTCGAGAACGGGGCATCCCGGATTTACTGCGTGCCGGTCAGGCCGGAGACCGTTGGTACCAACGGGGAAGTTACCCACAGCGGGACTGGGGAAGGGACCGTAAGCGTAAGCGGGACACCGAACAACGCATATGATATCATCCTTAAGATAACGGAGGACGGCCCGCTCAATACGGCAGCCTTCTGTTGCTCCGTTAATGGCGGATACAGCTACGATGCGGAGGAAACCATACCGTTAGGAGGAAAGAAGGAGCTTACCGGGACCGGAATCACCCTTACGTTTGCGGAAGAATTTAAGGCGGGTGATACCTACCGGTTTTCGACCACGGCCCCGGCTGTGAGCAACAGCGCGGTCCTTAAGGCGGTGGAAAGCCTGTATAACAGCGATTTGGACTTTGAGTTCATCCATGTGGTTGGGACATCTGCGAAAGCACTTTGGGCCTCCCTGGCCGCCAGTGCAGAGCTGTTCCTGTCCCTGTACAAACGCCCTGTGTTCTTCCTGTGTGAGGCACGTAATAAAGGGGCGGAGGAAAGTCTGGATGAATATGCCGCCGCGCTGAAGGCGGAGGCCAAGGGGATAGACAGTTATTACGTCCAGGTGTGCAGCGCCTGGTCCCAGTACACACGCTGGGACGGCCGGGAGCAGTGCATCAACAACGCCGGGATTGTGGCGGGGCTGTACGGGATAGCCGGTGTGGCCCAGTCCATCGGCCGTGTGGATACCTTTTCCATCTCGGAGGCCAAGATGACCCGGCTGATGCCGGAGGGCATAGAGGACTATATCAGCGGGCTGGATGACGCCGGCTACCTGACATGGCGTAAGTACTACGGCATTGCCGGGTGCTATGTAAACAACGCGCGCGTGCTGTGCCGCGAAGGCAGCGATTACCGGTATGCGGAGCACGTGCGCGTACTGAACAAGATGATACGGGAAATCTACAAGCAGGCTGTCAACATGGTGCAGATGGATATCAGCGCCTCCGATGACATGGAGACGGATATCAACAACATCCTGGAGACCCTGAACATCCCCCTGGAGGACATGGCGGAGGCCGGGGAACTGTCAAGCGGCTCCGTGTCCATTGAGGACCTGGAGCACGTGAACATTCTGCAGGATGAGCGCCTGGACCTGGTGGTATCCTTTGTGCCGAGGGGGTATGTCCGGGAATTCCGGTTCAGCCTGGCCATGGAGAACCCATACAGGAATTAGGAGGGACTGGGAAATGGTCAACGGAAAGGTATACAGCTGGGAGGACATCACCATCAATGTCCCGGGGCTGGAGGAAATCGCCATCACGGAGATATCCTATGACTTTGAGCAGGAAGCGGAGCTCATTTACCGCAGGGGCGGTGCCCCATGCGGCTATGGGACCGGAAACAAGAAGAATACAGTGAAGGTGGTCATGGGGCGTGAGGATTACAACGTGCTGTTAGCCTGGTGCAAACGGAAGGGAAAGACCCTGTCCCGTCTGCTCCTGGACAAGATAACCGTATCCTATGCCAATGAGGACCAGGACACGGTGACGGATGTCTTAAACAAGGTAATCCTTAACAAGCACAGCTTTTCCGCAAAGCAGGGGGATAAGGAGAACACGGTATCCCTGGACGGCTTTGCCTGCCGTGGCGGGAAGTTAAACGGCGTGAATTTCTAAGAAAGAGGAGAAAGAAATGGAAACAAAGGAACTGAGAGAGCAGCTAAAGGGGACGGATGAGAAGTATTACGAGGTGACCGTCACCCTACAGGTGGATGACGAGACGGAGGAGGATAAGACCTACTTTTTCCGTAAACCGAAAACCCCATCCTACGACCGGTATTTAAAGACGGTCCAGACCTCAAACAGCAAGGCCCTGACGGCATTCTGCCTGGATAACATCCATCCGGACCAGCGGGAGAAGCTGGAGGCGGACTTTAAGGAGTACCCGGCCATGGCATTATCGGTTGGCGAGAAGCTGCTGGCCATGCTTGGCCTGTCCAAGGCGACCGCAGTAAAAAAGTTATAGAGGATGCGCAGGGGGAACTGGAGGCGGACTTCATATGCACCAGCCGGCTGCTGATCCATATGTATCTGCCCTCCGGCATGATACCGGGAGACCTGGACGGGATGGACGCGGATGACTTCATCCGTCTGGCGGGCCTGGCCAGGTGCGCACGCCGCTGGAGGCAGGATGACCTGGAGCAGGGATTCACCCGGGCACTTGCAAACCTGTTTCCGGAATAAAAAAAGCCCCGGTCACAGAAAGACCGGGGGCTTGCCTGTCAGCCTGGAGCGGTAAAAGCGCCATGCGTTGCGGAAATCCCGCCTCATGGAGAAGGGCCGCCTGTCCTTGGGGAGCCAGGCACAGGCCCACCACAGATAGGGACCGCAGAACAGGAGATACGCGGTGACGAGGACGGCCATGACCACAAGGTACAGGGACATGCTGACGGCCAGTATGAGTGCGATTATGAGCCAAAGTCCATGAAACATACAAGCGCCTCCTTTCCAAACACATCTTTATACCATCATCATAACACAGGAGAGCCTGGAACACAAGGAGGAACGTACCATGGGGATGGAATCTGTTTATAAGCTGAGCGTGGTACTGAACATGGTGGACCAGCTGACCGCCCCCATGGGGAGGGCGTCCCAGAACCTGGGTTCCCGCCTGTCAGGGCTGCAGTCCGGCTTTGGGATGGCGGCCCTGGCCGGGGGAGGGATGACGGCGGCGGGCGTGGGAATCACGAACGGCATGATGAAGATTGCCGGTTCCACCTTTGAAACTCAGGATGCCCTGGCAGAGCTTAAGTCGCTGGGAATCACAGACCTGAAGGCGGTGGAGGATGCGGCCAGACAATTTTCCGACACCTGGGCCGGGACCACAAAGGCTGATTTCATCACAGCCGCTTATGACATCAAGTCGGGCATCGCGTCCCTGACGGACGAAGGGGTGGCGCAGTTTACGGAGCTGGCCGGCCTGACGGCCAAGGCCACCAAGTCCACGACCGGGGAGATGACCTCCCTGTTTGCGACCGGGTATGGCATTTATAAAGGGTATTATTCAGAACTGTCAGACCTGGAATTCGGGGAGATGTTTGCAGGCGGAATCGCGACCGCCGTCAAGGCATATAAGACCAGCGGCTCGGAGATGGCCTCGGCCATCAGCGCCCTGGGAGGGACCGCCACATCGGCCAACGTGCCGTTAGAGGAGCAGCTGTCCGTGCTGGGCATGCTGCAGGCCACCATGTCGGGCAGCGAGGCAGCCACCAAATATAAGGCGTTATTAAATGCCGCCACCGGAGCGGGTGAGAAGCTGGGACTCAACTTCCTGGATGCCAACAACCAACTGCGGAGCCTGCCGGAAATCCTGGGAATTCTGAAAGGCAAGTATGGGGATACCATCGACGCGGTGGAGAAGAAACAGATAAAAGAGGCCTTTGGCTCGGACGAGGCGGTGGCCGTTATCGACCTCCTGTACGGGAAGACAGGCGAGCTGCAGACGGGCATCCTGGATATGTATGATGCGCTGGGCGGAGGAAGCAGCGCTGCCCAGGAGATGGCAACGGCTATCAACGCAACGGAATCCCAGAAGTACACGGTGTTAAAGCAGCAGTTACACAACGTGACGGAGGAGCTTGGGGTGAACCTGCTGCCCACTGTGAATGACTGGATTGGGAAGGCGGGGCAGGCCGTGGGGAAGGCGTCCGAATGGATTGCGGAGAACCAGGGGCTTGCAACCGGCATCCTGAATGCGGTCCTGTTCCTCGGAATGTTCCTGACCGTGACGGGGAGTGTGACCTCCATCATCGGCATCTTCGGGACGGCGATAACACGGACCATCGGCATGGTGGGCGGCTTAAAAAGCGGCTTTGAGACCCTGCGGATTTACGGGATGTACGCCGCGGATGGAATCAAGGCCATGGGGGCCGGCCTGCTCAACATGGTCCGGCAGGGGATTGCTTCGGCAGCCGCGGCCCTTCCGGGTCTGATATCCAGTGTGTGGGGCTTCACAACGGCCCTGTTAGCCAATCCGGTAACCTGGATTGTCATCGGGATTGCGGCCCTGGCGGCCGGGCTTATCCTGCTCTGGAAAAACTGGGATAAGGTATCCGCCTTCGTTCAAAATGTCTGGAATGCCTGTGTGGAGAAAGTACAGGCGGGCCTGCAGGCCATGAAGAACTTCTTTTCCAATATTGGCGGCGCGATTGTCTCCACGGTATCAAATGTGTTTAACCGGGTCCGCGGGGCTGTCAGCAGCCGGATGGAGGCGGTCCGGAACGTAATGGGCAACGTGATGGGAGCTGCTGTCGGGACCGTCAAACAAAAGCTGGACAACATGAAGAACGCCTATGAACAGAACGGCGGAGGCATACGCGGGGTTGCGGCTGCCGCTGTGGAAGGTGTTAAGGGCTACTATACGGCCGGGTTCGATTTTTTAAATACCCTGACGGGAGGAAAGCTGAACGGCATTAAGGAGCTGTGGAGCCAGGGGATGGCAAAGGTCCGCGGTGTAGTGGACGGGGCTGTGAACCTGTTCAAGAAGTCCGGAGCCAAGATAATGGAGACCTTTACCGAAGGAATCCGTTCCGCCGTAAACAAGCCGGTGGAGGCGGTGAAGGGAGCCCTGTCCAAAATCCGGCAGATGCTGCCCTTTTCCGATGCGAAGGAGGGGCCCCTGTCCCAGCTTACCCTGTCCGGCCGCCGTGTGTTTGAGACCATACATACCGGCATGAGCCAGACGGCCTCCCTGCCGGCGGATACGGCGAGAGACGCGTTCCAGGCAATGAGGGATGAAAACCAGGAGGGCGGTGCGGCCTTTGCCAGGCTGCTGACCGGAGGGAAAGAAGAGAAGAAACCGTCCGGCCAGGGAAGCATATGGAGCCAGAAGCAGCAGGGAGGCGGGACCGTTATCCAGCGCCTGGAGCTGCATGTGTCCCTGGAACGGCTGAAGGACCTGCCGCTCTTATTCAAGCTGATTGACGACATCAAGGAAAAGACCAACGGGAACGTATCGGTCACGCCTGCATAGAAAGCGGCTGGGAGGAAGGAAGAATGCTGTACATCAAGGATACATCCATGCTGGTGGCGGGGGTGGCCGTCCCAGGCCTCGTAAAAAAGCTGGAGATAACCGGGGCCGCCGTGATTGACGCGGTGACGGATGACAACAACGTGACCCTGGGCTACCAGCCCAATGGGTACGAACCGCTGAAGATGAATGTGGACCTGCTGCTGGAACCCAGTGCCGGGGAAAGCGTTGAGAGCATGGTGCAGACTATCCAGCTGCTGTTCAAGCCGCCAGGGCAGACGGCCGCCATACCGCTGCCGGTGGTGAACAGCCAGGCCGCGGCCTGCGGTCTGAACCTGGTGTATTTTAAAGGAATCGACCTGTCCAAGAAGACGGAGAACAGTTATGGGGAGGCAGCGCTGGAATTTTGGGAGTGCCTGCCGGTTACCGTGCAGACCCAGGCGGCGGAGAGCAGGAAAACCTCATCCTCCGGCAGCAAGGCAGGGACGTCACAGGCCCAGGGAATCAGTACCGACTACCAGGAATATCTGAACACACAGAGAGGCCAGGCCCCCAGGATTAAGGATAAGACATCGGAGAGCCCGGCCCGGGATACATAGGAGGCAGCATGGCAGAACGGAAACTGATTACACCACGGTTCCGGATAACCGTTGGGGACCAGGTATTCACGCAGGGAATCCGCGTGGAATGCCATTCCAACCGGAGGGAGCAGTGCAGCTGGGCCACCTTGGAATATGACCCCGGTTATGCAGGGCTCCTGGACCTTGCATCCATGGCCCCGGCCCAGGTGGAACTGGGCTATGACGGGGATTATGACACGCTCTTAACCGGATACATGGCGGACGGCCAGGCATTGGGACCTTACCGGATACTGGACGATACATTGTTCCTGAAACGGACCTACGTAAAGGAGACCTTCCTGGACTGCTGCCCGCAGGATATCATCCGGTTCGGACTTGGAAGGGCCGGGATTACGGATTACCGTTTGTCCGATACCATATACCCCAAAAAGGACGTGATCCCGGTTCCGCGCATGAATGTGGCGGAGCTTATCCAGGAGGTGGGACGGGTCTGGGGGCTGGAGACATCCTTTTATTTCCGGTCCGGCCGGTTCTTCTGGGGGACCGGAGAGGAGCAGACGCTTATCTACGTGCTGGAGGAAGGGAAGAACATCCTTTCCTTCAACCAATGGAACGGTGGTAACGAAATCAAGACCATCGGGGTCCCGTGGATTCACCAGGGAGAGCGTATCCGGATAAGACACCGGAAGTTTGACGGGGAGGCCCTTGTGACCTCGGTCCGGGTGAAGGCGGATGAAACGGGAAGCGTGAGAATGTATGTATCATTTTAGATAAAAGGAAGGGGATTCAAAATGGCCGGTTTTCTCGATGAATTTGTCAAACTGACGGTGAATGAGACCATAGAGACAGACTATCCGCATATACGCCATCCGGCCCTGTGCCAGGCAAAGGTGATGGAAGGGACCGTGAAGGATGGGGCATCGTATGTGACGCTGCGGCTGCTAAAGGAAAACGGGGAGACGGATGAAGCCTTTCCCGCGATTCCTTATATAAGGACGGAGCAGGTCCTGAAGAAAGGGGATGTAGTGGCAGTCGGGCTTTTATATGGGCAGTGCCGGCCGTACATCCTGGGGAGATGCTTATGATACTGACGGCAACGGACCTGATGTTAGACGATACCGGGCAGCCGGTCCCCCTGGCATCGGGAGAGGAAGCACTGGCGGGCGGCCTGGACTGTTTCCTGCAGGACATCCGCCTGGAAGCCCTGACCATGGAGGGGGAATGTTTTTTTGATTCCGATTACGGATGGTCGCTGTTGGATTTCTGCCACCGGGAGATAGGCGAACTGGAGGAGCTGCAGATAAAGAACCGGGTCACGGAAAAGTTAAAGAAACGGGAGGAAATCAACCCGCACAGCATTGAGGTTGGCGTGTCCCGGATGGAGGATGACATAGTGAACATCCATGTGGGATTTAAGATTGCAAATGAGGATGTGTCCTACCAGATGAACCTGGAACTGGACGGGGCGGAGGTGAAACTCGTTGATTGATGAAAGCATTCTGGATGAAATCATACCGGTACCGGATGCCGATGCAAAGATGCAGGAGCTGAAGGAGGAGCTGGCGGCGGAAGGGTTTACCATCACCAAATGGGGCAGCGGCGGCGTCTTTTACTGGCTGACACGTATCTGTGTGCAGATACACATCGAGCTGCTCCGGCTGGCGCGGACCATCCTGAATAATCAGTTCCTGAGGCATGCGGAAGGCAGGTGGCTGGAAGTGAAGGCGGCGGACTTTTCCAAATTTCGAAAGGCGGCGACCCGGACCCAGGGATATGTGACCCTTATCCGGTCTGATTACGGGCAGGCCCTGATCATAACGAAGGGGCACATGTTTAAGACGGCCCCGGACATCAATGGGGATGAGCTGGTCTACTACGCGTTAGAGGATACGGTGATACAGGCGGGCCAGGCGGAGGGCAGCGTGCTGGTGGAGGCGGAAGCGGCCGGAGCGCGCTACAATGTGAGTGAGGACCAGATAAGGGTAAGCATGTTATATATGGAGGGCGTGTCGCAGGTCACGAACCGGCAGGGGTGGATCTATTCCGAAGGGGCGGATGAGGAGAGCGAAGCCGGTTTACGCAGCCGGACCCTGGCCAGTTGGGAGGAACTGTCCACCAATACCACATCGGCCAAGCTGAAGGCAGCCGTGGAGGCCATCCCGGGGGTGATGTGCGCCTACATCAATGACCAGCATCCAAGGGGGCAGGGGACGGTGGACGTGATTGTGGTGGGGACGGCGGGGGAAGCCAGCGAGGAGCTGGTGCGAAAGGCCCAGGAGGCGGCGGACCAGCTGAAGGATAACTACGAGGACTACCTGGCAAAGTCCGGAACCATCACCTATCAGGATGTGGACATCACCCTGTACCTCAAACAGGGGGCAGGGGTGACGGATGTGGAGGAAACGGCCCGGTCCCTGATAGCAGGGGCCATGTCTCTTTCCAACCGGACGGACTTCAACTTATTCTTACAGGATGACATCCGGTACGTGCTCCGTCAGAGTATACCGGACTACCGTAAGACCGTATTCACGGCCCCCGCGGTGGACGTGGAGCTGACAGCCGGGAATGTGGTCATGCTGGGTAGTATCACGGTCAAGGTAAAGAACACATAGGAGGGACGCCATGCTGGAGACATTCGGGGAATATATGTATTACCTGCTGTCCACGCCCTTCAAACAGGTGAGGAAGGTCGGGAACCAGTGGTACATCTATTTTAAAATAACCGGGCGGCTGTTTGATGAAAATAAGACCATGCTCCGGCGGGTGCGGGAGGAAGGCATGGTCAAGACGGCCAGCCCGCGGATGCTTCCGGAGCATGGCCTGGACCGGAAGCTGACGCGCTACGAAGGAGAGACCTGGGAAAACTTCCGGGTACGGCTGATGATGTATGCAGATACCTGCCGGCTTGGCGGGACAGAGGTGGGAACGCTCCAGGCGGTGCGGTCCCTGGGTTTTACCGATGTGGAGATGGTGCCGGCGTATGAACTGGAGGGCAGCCGGGAGCACTGGGCGGAATTTTATGTCATCCTATCCCGGGATATAGATGACTCCTTTGACATCGGCCATGATATCATCCGCCGGGAGGTGCGGCGGGTAAAGAAGGTAAGCGGACTGGATCGTTACCGTTTCCTGTACCGGATTCAGGATGCAAGACTGGAAGAATGCATCCGCCCCCATAACATCCTGATACGGGCGGAGGTACGCTGGTACAACAATAACATCCTGAACGGGGAGCACAACAACGATGGAAGCATCCATCATGACAATGTGATTGGAAACCACCTGCCCTACCTGCACATACGCAGCCGGATGGAGGAGAATGAGGAGGGAAGGCTGACATGTACAACCTGGCATCACTGGAGAATCCATGATGGGAGCACGTACAATGATGGAGCCAAACATATGGATGCACAAGTCATAGAGGAGGAAATCTGATGGCAAGTACAACCACGATAACCAAGTTGAGCAAGAACAAGATACTGAAGGCTAGGGCGGGCATCAAGGCATTGCCGGCAGTCACACAGATGGCATTTGGGAACGGTGCGGATGGTACGCCGTCAGAGAATGACAACACCTTGAAAAACGAGCTGTTACGGAAGGACCTGAGCAGCATCGAGCAGGTGACGGACACCAACTTCCGGTATATCTGTACCTTATCCAGGGAGGAGCTGGCCAACACGGCCATCAATGAGATGGCGTTGTGTGATGCGGAGGGTGACCTGGTGATGATACGCACCTGTTCGGACAAGAACAAGGATGATGACGAAGAGATGACCTTTGCGTTTGATGATATCTTTTAGGAGGCAGGGAAGATGGCGAATTTTGAGATAGATGAAGACCAGGCGGCGCTCATCCGGGAGTTGAGGAAGCTGGAAACCTCAGACCCGGTCCACGCAAATGTATACAACGCCCTGTTCGAGAAGCTGATTAACAATGATGCATTCCTGGAGCGGCTGGCAAACAAGATGGTAGAAAAAAGCATGTTGTGCCATGTGCTGGACAGCGTCAACGCGCAGCAGGTCCTGGCAGCGGATGTGGGACCTAAAATCACGGCGATAACAAACGAGCTGAAAGAGAATGTTAGTGTGCTCAATACCAAGATAGCAGATACATCCGGAATAGCAAACACGGCCAATGCTAAAATAGAATTAGATGGACCAATCAAAACGATTGCCTATGGGAGTGACAAAAACAAATGGGCGTTTCAGCAGCAATTTCCGGATGGCGTCATATTATCTTTAGGCATCAGCGAAACCGAAATTTTTTACGACTATTATGACGGAAAAACATGGACTCGTAAGTGGACAAGATGATTATATACCCGCTATGAATATGCCAAACCGTACATTATTACCTGCTATGAGTTGTGCGCCAAATTCAATAGACACAATCGCGACAGTACTGGTGGACAAATCATAGTCATATCTAACTTGGTGGCCGATAACGCTACAAGGGAGCACATAAAATATATATGGCTTGTCGGTCATCAGCGCTGTCGTTATGTCAAAGGGTATGTTGCAAATATTTCCATCAATCCATGATTCTTGGATAGGGATGACGGTCTGATATGATCGATACTTGATTTCGTTTGTGTAGCTTTTTAGCTCAAGTATCTTGGTATTGCGCAGTATAACATATCAAATTATGGTACTCAAAAACTCTTAAAATTTTTATATTTATTCAAGGAGGACGATACTATGTCAAAAGAAACAAAAAAGGGACCAGATTATGAAGAAAAACAGCCTACTCCGTATCTGCATGATGCTCCGGTAAATGTGCCACATCCGGGCAAACATCAGAGTGGTGTGGGTGGGCCATCTGATTGTAACAATAATGGGATAGATGATTCAAAAGAAGGAGGAAGAAAGTAATGTCAAAATTAGTTACTACAACAGGGATATCCATACCGGTTTTTAATGTGGTAAGATATCCAGCTGTTCCGGCATTGGAGATACAAATCTTGAAATCACAGGTTCAAGAAATTGACCTATTGAAACTTTTTAAGACAGAAAGTGAGCTTTCTACACTTACGTTAATGTCAGACCAGGGAATCCTCGAAAATCAGTACATGAATTATTCTAAGTTGGATACATATAACATTCAGAATGATTATATTGTTAAAGAAGCTATAGAGGGCCGGTCAGCTATTGTGGATGAAGAAGGCCATACCGTTTCAGAAGAGGTAACGGCAGCACCAGCCGCAATTGATAATCTGATTACAATACGGCTGTTAAAAAAAAGTGATTTGGAATGCAAGGTAGATAATAACGGGCAGTTGATTGATGCCATGTCGGTAGCACTTGCTCAAATAATGGGAGGTTGACTTTATGGAAGCATGGAAAAAAGCAATATTCGTTAATTCGATAAAAGTAAGACTTCAAAATGGAGAAGGAAGTGCGGAAGAGATAATTAACTCCTATGCGAAATTGAGTGATGGAGAGAAAGAAATTCTTAAAGCAGAATTCTCAAAATAA